CATCTTCTAGCATCGTCACTAACATCTGATTTGCATCTAAATTATAAAATGATTCAACAATCATAAATTCATCTTCTAACTCTCTAGCTACTGAAGCACTTTTTGTTAATCTTCTTTTCTCAAAGCGACCAGACTTACCTCTTCGTGGTGTTGTGTAAGTTACATTTTCAAACCCCAATTGGATTTTCACCCTGTTAGTCCCCAGATTGTACCCCATTGACCAGCAAACATAAGATAACGTCGTCCCCAAGGAGTTTTCAATAATTGTAGATTAAATAGTGTAAGACCATTAAGTAGAGAAGGTGGAATCACCATTCCTTCCCCAGTATGTTGATCATGTGCAGAATTAATGAGACCAGGAGTAAAAGAATTTATCCCGAATTTATTCCGAAGATCTTCCCAAAACGTACTATTTGGATTATCAACTGCGATTTCCATCAATATTGATCCAGCTAAATTATAGACAGCCAATGCATAAATAGACGGTGATGTAGGTTGACTAGGAATTGCAGCCAATAGATAATAAGCAAGATTTAAAGCTTCATCGTATGCGGCTTGAAGAGTATCATCATTTGGTATTTGATCTACAGGTACACCCATAAGGGTCTGTACCCATTGCTTAAATCCTGCAAAAGTAGGATCCATTAGGAAATTATCCTAATACTCGTTACAGTTAGCTACGACGTCCTCGTCGTCCTGCCTCTGCCGTCGGAGGTCCATGGTCAGCTAACCGGGTTACACGGACACCTTCGGACAGATGGTCCGTATCATCCGAATAACCACCCCTTGGCTCTTCCTCAGTAAAACTCATTTCGAGATTACGCAACGGAGCACCAATTTGTTCCTCGATTTGAGAACTCACAGCAAGCGCCGCTTCCTGGCGCAACTTCTTCCCAAAATCTTTTAAAGCATCATCCTTCTTAACCATAGCTCGACGTAGCTTCTCAGCAGAAATCGGTTTACCGATAGAATAACAAATTCCACCAAATGGACTTGATACATTGTCCAATTCATCTATCGGAGCAATTCCATAGGTTTTATGTTGATCGATAATATAATCAATTTCTTGAATGGTTAAATCAACTCTAGCCCCATTAGGGGCAATACGAATTTGTCCTCCAATAGGAATTGTTTGCAATACGATCCCAGGTCGCTCTAGCGCACGATAAGCAAATTGCTGAATTTGCTTTGAAACATTCCCAATAAAAAGTTCAGGCATAGGTTCCTCCCTAAATGCACCGGACGCTTACAGTCGCCCCAACAGTTTGAAGCACGTCAATTCGTGCTGGTGCAACTGAAGTGGAGGGGATCGGCACAGCAAGGTCGCCAGCTTACGAATCTTGCCCGAAAGCCGATCCCCGATCAAAGCCTCCTAGCTGGTCCGGAAGCCTCGATATTACTGATACCCTAAATAGGTAAGCAACACTTACTTATTGATACTGCATCGTCACGATAGTAACCGCCTCCGGACGGACGGCCCAACCGGAAGTGACACGCTGCTCGGCGAGCACGTCGATCGCTCCGCCGGCGAGCGGAACTGGGATTTCGCGTGGAGCCGCCATATCGCAAAGCTGGAGTGTACACGCTGTCATTGAAGGAGTTAGCTTTGCGAATTCGTTGGTATTAATCCTCGCACCTTTCGGCTCCTCCACCTCAGGCATAACGATGATCACCGCGTCGTTGCCACCTGCGCCCTTGCCGATAAGCGTATCGTCATAGGCCCAGATGATTTCGTCATCGTTCATTTCCAAAACGTCTTTGACAACACCCGCCGTAGATGTAGAACCAGCACCGACCCGCTGATAACTGGTGAGCTGAACGATATTCTGATATTCCATGGCACCGAGAGTTCGCTGCGGGCCAACGAACACGAACTTACGCCCAATGCCGAGTTGATTGGTCCTGGACTTGATGGCACTAATTAAAGATATCAAGAAGAATGCCATCTGGCCGTTATCATATGTAACGACCGTAGTATTCCCGGCGCTATCTGCCGGGAGACTGACTGCCGTGGCTCCGCTGGCATTGACGAGACCTTCGCCATTAGCCGGATTGAAGCCGTACAGCAATCCATTCCGAATGAGCTGGAACGTCGCCTGCCGCATTCCAAGACGATGCGCATCGACGATTGAGAGACCCCATCGTGCCATCGCCGCCGTGTCGTGGTGGTCGTATTCTGCACGAACCCGCAGGAGGTACGTTGGAGCACTGATCTGCGACATCGCAAACGAAACACCGGGCAACTGGTTATAGGAAGATTGACCAGCCGCCATCCTCGTGCGAAGATCTACACGCTTGATGTAAGCGTACAGATCACCCTCAGACAGCCGAATGAGTGGCGCGCCACTGGCAAGCAACTCAAACGCCCCAGAAGCCTGGGAATAAGGCATAAGTGTATCAGGCATCATATAGGAAGGATGTACCTGAACAAATGCCGGAGCGATCGAACCCATGTGTCTCTCCTATGGTTAGGTTAGGCCAGAGTTGGCCCCGGCCTGGGTCCAGGTTGAAGTTTACAGCAAGCAGACTGCCGCTGCTCCGTTGTAATTCCAAGTAACGAAACCAGTTCCAGCAGAGTACGATGGAACCATGCATCCCGAGGACTTGATGGATAGAATCTTCACTGCCAATGCCGTTGTCGCAAAGGCAATGATCTTCTGGTTAGTAAAGTCCCACGAAACTTGTGCGGTGATAAGACCACCTTCCAACGTCACCAACGTTGGATCAATGGCCAATGCCACACGAGCACCAGAACCGAGGCGATAGAAATTCACCATTCCACCGCTTCCGACTACAGGAACCGGAGATTGTGGAGTATTCACCGCCGCATAGTTCTGATCAAATACGCTAAACCCGGTAAGGTTCGCGTAAGCTGTCGCGCGAGCAATTACAGGACCCAACGCAATATCTGCTCGTGTCGGAGTTGCCGGAGCAGTAGACCGCTCCGTTGCGACGTTTTCGGAAATGGCCACTCCGCCGAACATCGGCAGAGTTTCTGCTGTCGCTAGCCAGCCACCGGAAAGCGCGAAGCGTGCCGCCGGATCAGGGAAAGCTGTACCAACAATGAGTCCATCGGACTCAACGGTGAACATTCCAGCCGCATTAGTCTGGAGATAAGGGTTGAATGCGATATTTGCTACCATGATGCCTCTAGTCCTTCTTCAAGAGTTCGGGAGAAGATTAAACAGATTGCAAGGTACGGAAAGAAGAAACCCTGCGCCCCGGACGACCCATCGCCTTGACAAAGGACTCTTTGCCATAGAAGACATTCGACCGCACTCCGGTCGATGGATCGATCTTGGTAACAGTCCGCAACTCACCCTCTCCCAGATCAACCGGGTTAGCGGCAGCGGTATCCGCGTCTGCGTAGATTTGGCTCTCAGCAATACCAAAAGCCTCTTCCGGGAGTTGGGAAAGCTTCACGCCCTTCCAAGCAATAGAATGAGTCTTCAGCTTGGTAGCAAGCCGCTTCCGATAGTCCAGGAGGACTTCACCCTCGAGAGGACGAGGAGCACGAGTTCCAAATCCATTGAATACGGCATCGGCGCGAGCTTGCGCATCCGCGAAGGCTGCATGTTCGTCGTCAGACCGAGGCTTCATCATGGCACTGAGCCGCTCGATCTGCTGGCGAAGGCTTACGATTTCATCAGCACGCGCCGAATCGTCTTTCTCCCCTTTCTTGGGAGGGAAATCATCCGACTTCTTGTCATCGTCATCGTCGTCGGATTTCTTGTCGTCGTCATCATCGGCCTTCTTCGACGAGTCACCCTTCTCCTTGCCGTGCTTGATCTCAAGTTCGCCGTCATCCGCCTTCTTGGCGTCGGCCTTCTTGGCGTCGGCCTTCTTGGTGTCGGCCTTCTTGGTGTCGCCTGTCACCTTGGCCGCAGCGACGCTTGCATCATCCTTTTTCTTATCGCCGTCGTCATCCTTGATCCTCGTCTTGGGAGCGGTAATGCCATCCTTTTTGCTCCCGTCATCATCGTCATCGTCGTCCCCACGAGCCTTTGCGCCCGCACCGTCTGACTTCTTGTCGTCATCATCATCATCTCCCTTGATGATATTCTTTTCGCCCACTTCAAGTGCGTCCATGCGCTTGTTGAGAGCATCCATCTTCGAAACCGCGTCGGCTAGAAGTGCGTCGACGCTCACAGTTCCTGCCATGTTAATCTCCTATGTTGCAGGCTTCGTTTATCGCGAGACGCCGCGCGACTCAGCGAACCATTAAATCCTTCCTTGCCATGAAACTAGCAAGTCGATCTGTAAACCTATTCAACCCATCAGCAAGTCCAGCTAAACCGGGTGGAATACCTTGCATCGGTCCTGCTGGAACATCACTAACTCCTTGAGGAGGTAGTGATGGAGCTGGTAACTCACTCATATCTTTCTTTGCGGTGACAGTTTGTTCAGTCAATTGACCAGAAGCTTCAGAATCATTATCAATACGAATACCGCTGGCATCACCACCTTTATCCCATACACCTTTTTCACAAATAGCTAAATGATCGACAAAGCTTGGATTACCTTCAACCAGAAGGTTAGCTCCATCTTCCATTTCCAAATTATAATTGACTTTAGGGTCTCTGAAAACAACGCTAGGAGAAGTAGATAACTGATTATTGACAATAGCAACCATTGCGCCTTTGTCATAGATCTTTGCTATTCCCCAAACTTCATCTCCTTTAATATACGCAATGAACATCGTTCCTACAACACGCTTAGAAAATTCATCGGAATTTAGAATTTGCGAGCTCGGATGATCAAGTATAATAGGTATACCACTACAACGACGCAGAAACTCAGGAGAGAGATAAATGGTATCACGCCGATAGACCCACTCATTGAGTTTAGGTCGGAAACTAAATCCAGTACCACTGATCCGCATATCGACCAAGCAGATATTTTCAATATATTGTGGTGATACAAGTTCTTCATCCTTTATTGCTTCAGCCAGCTCCAGTTCATTCATTCCTTTCATCTTACGCAAAGCAATGATTACACCAGGATGAAGACTTAATGTAGTCGCGTAGTCCGGATTAATCCAGACATGAGCATCGTGTTCGTGGTTAAGCCTTGGAGTAAATTCATCGTCGCAGTTATATAAGAAAGTTGTGAAATCAACATCATCTCTGATACGGCGAGTAAGTAATTTTCCAGCATGTCCGGGGTTATAGGCTGTTTCTTCGAGACATTCTCGAACAGCACAAGATTCGATGGTTTCTCCATCTTTCTGCACTCCTCCAGGGGTACACCACCCCAGCCCATCAGTACGACGGCAGAGCAATATACGCCCATTCGGAGATTTAAAAAGAATTCCTGCCGCGACAGTAGTCATCCAACTTCCTTAGGATGTGGATTAGACGGTTGCATTCCATCCTTGGTACGCGGCTTTACGTCTTTAGGTTTACGCTGATGTTGTTGCTGTTGGAAAGCATCCATCCTAGCTGTCAATGCAATCGCACCATCACGTAATTTCGTGATAATACCCTTAAGATGCGGAGCGATGTGAGCATCATCAACACCAGTAATCTTACCTTCATTCTTCATAGCGTAGAAAACCTGTCGGCCTTTATCATGACCATACTCTTTAACAAGAGCAGACCTGATTTCTTTGCCTTTTGAAGTGAGAGGCATTATCTTGTTGCTCTACTTAATTGTCTAATTCTTCGCTGTTTTAGGTAATTCCGAGTGATTTCTTCCCAAGTTTCTTCATTTTCTGGTTCAACTTGCAATTTTTTCGCTAAAGCAACCAAATCGCGCTCCGAAACTCTGTATTTCTTCCGCAAATACGTTAAAGAACTTGCAATTTCACTATTTAGCGGCATTTTTCAAATGCTCGAGAAGCTGAATTACGCCTGTTTCACCAGAATCAGCGCGTGCCATCTTAACTTTTGGGAAATCAGGTACGTTTTCTTCAGGCTCCAAACCCGCTTTTTGTTGGTCTACCTTAAATTTATGATCTTGCTTCAATTGTTTAAGTAATTTCTCATAATCAAGGTTTAATGGACTCGAATATAGGAGCTTATTGTTTGTGACAGCATCAGCAATCCATGCAATCAGTCGTGCTTTGTTCTCTGGATCAAAATCAAACTGAAGAATTTGATAAATCGAGATAGCTGCCTTCATTTTTGTGTCGTCAACCTTGACCTGATCAGAGTCAGGTTCGCGCAAATACGAAGGCCATATAGCTTGAAAGCTATTCAACCACTGATAAAAGGCTTCCTTATATGGTATTTTTCCGTAATATTCAGGAAACTGCACTCTCATAGACTCAAAAAATGATGGACTCCATGCCCGATGCATTACAATTCGATCTAAGAATCGATATACAGGGTCCATCGTCTCCCGAAGACGGTCCATGTAGCGCGCCACGGCTTTCGCATCTTCAGATCCTTCTCCAAAGCCTTCTGCGAAAGACTCTTGAGTGAGGAGTTTGACTGGCATATCGACCGCATTTGCAATGTTTTCGAGAATATTTCTACGCGCAAGAACATGAGGACCCTCTAAGTTCTGCATATTAAGGGATTCAATGTCCTCATCAGGCGTAATATTGAGTACATTCCCGGTTTCAGCCTCTTTTACAAGAGATCGCTTGAAACCAGCAGCAAAAGCCATGATATTATCGACGAAATTTCCAGGCTGTTTGATCTTGGCAACTAAGACACCGACCTTAGTTTCAACCAAATCGTCAGCTATAAGACTTTTGATATATGACTTAAGAGGATAGAAAGAACGTTGATAGACGCTACGACCCACAAAGCCAAAAGCAGAAGTAGTATAACCCAGATAAATAGGTTTTTCATTCGTCACTGTGACAGTACGTGAAGGATGATAAGAAGTTCCGCTAACTGCTATCTGCGAATACTTCATAAAATCCATGGCGTTGGGATTCTGATTAAGTACCAAGCTCCCAGATGTGTTAAGAGGATCAAGAACATTAAAAGCAATA